CGAGAGTGTGAATGCTATCGCCGGTATGGCTACGGCCAGCGACGAAGAACTGGCTGCAATGGTTGAAGATTGGCAGACCTTGCAGGGTGAGCAGGACAATGTGGCAAAGAGCATTGCCGAGCTAAATACCGACTTCACAGCCGAGATGGACAAACTGCAGCAGGAACTGGCGGCAGACATCGAAGCTATGAACCTCAGCGAAGATGCAGCTACGAGTGGTAAAAATACGATTCAAGGCTTTATCAACGGCGCTACCGATATGCTTCCGCAGGTTACTGCCGCTTATGCCCGGATTGCACAGGCAGCAATGAACGCAATCGACAGCACTTTGGATATTAACAGCCCATCCAAAGAAATGGAGTACCGGGCAGAAATGACCTGGGATGGTTACATCAACCAAACCAAGGCTATGGAGCCTGAGTTAACAGCTGCTATGTCCGAAGCTGCGAATGCCGGCGCAGACGCAACTGCAACTGATCTGCAGTTGCTGACCTTTGCACCTCAACTGATCGCCGCTATGAATGCGTACCGGGGTGCAGATGTTGCAGAAGCACACAGCGCAGATCGGAGCACTTCGACATCAGTACAGGTTACCTTCCAAATCACCGGCGACGCAACGCCGGAGGTGGTCGAGGCGTTGGATCTGTACGGCGCCGAGTTTGCCGAGCGAGTTATCAGCATTATGGAAGAAGCGGGCGTAGATGCAGCAAGGAGGTCTTACTGATGGCAACCTATACAACCAAACAGGGCGATATGTGGGATGCCATTGCGTACACACAGTTGGGAAGTGTGTCCTACACCGATAAGCTGATGAACCTTAATCAGCAATACCGGGAGTATTACACATTCCCCGCTGGTGTTGTACTGCAACTCCCGGAGATCTCTTCCGATCTTGTTTCTACAATGCCTCCTTGGAAGCAGGTGACTGGATGAGTAACCCTGAACTTGCCCGGAGAGCAACTGCGCAGGTTTCCTTTGACGGCGTTGATATTACCAAGTCGATCACTCCGTATCTTCTTTCGCTGACCTATACGGACAGCGAGGAAAACGAAGCTGACGATTTGCAGATCAAAGTGCAGGACCGGGAATCTGTGTGGTTGACCTCGTGGCTTAACCAAGTTATCGATGCCGCTGCCGGAGGTACGGTAACCACATCCACAACGAATTTCGGCGTTGGCGACATCGTTGAGTTCACCGGCACAAAGCATTACACCAACGCAAATGCTGCAAGCGGTCCATCGTGCAGACCCGGTAAAGCGAAGATTACACAGATCTACAAACTGGGTGAGAGCAAACACCCTTACCACTTGATTGCGGTAAGCGGTGGTGGCTCTACTGTCTATGGTTGGGTAGATGCAGCGGATATTAAGGGCGGTCCTTCGGCGGCAAGTTCCTCCGGAACGCCAGCCGGATCTCCGTACAAGGTCAATGCCAAAAGCGGCCTAAATGTCCGGTCAGGTCCTGGAACGAACTACTCCCGTTATGGCACATTGCCTTACGGAACGGTTGTGTCGATCACAGGATCCTCCGGTGGCTGGTCTACCTTCAACTACAACGGAAAAACGGCGTATCTGTTCTCGGATTACTTAACAGCTGTTGCTACCAATTCCGCTTCGATGCCAACCGTTCGGTTTGGCAGCTCCGGAACGAATGTCAAAACTATGCAGCAGTACCTGGTTGATCTCGGATATCCTTTGCCCCGGTTTGGTGTCGATGGATATTTTGGAAGCGAAACCAGATCTGCGGTAACGGCATTCCAAGCAGCAAGTGGTTTATCCCAAGACGGCGTCTGCGGTCCGTTAACATGGGCGGCATTACTGGCGGCTATCAATTCCGGATCTTCCTCACAACAGCCGGTAGAACGGCTTGGACTGAGTATAAGCGCCGTGATCGCATTGCAGAATGCAGCCGGCGACGGAAAGGACAGCCTTTTGGAGTGTGGACAATTTGAACTGGATAGTGTGGATGCGTCCGGCCCACCCTCGGTTATCACGATCAAAGCAACTGCGTTGCCCTATACCTCGCAGATCCGGCAGACGAAGAAAACCAAGGCATGGGAATCTTACCACCTATCCGGTATCGCCAATGAAATGGCAAATGCCAACGGCATGAGCTGTATGTACCTTTCGGAAAAGGATCCGTTTTACAAGCGTGTCGAGCAGTATGCTACCAGCGACATTGCTTTCTTGCAGACCTTATGCAGTTCTGCCGGGCTATCGCTGAAAGCAACGAACAATATCATTGTTCTGTTTGACCAAGCTTCCTACGAAAGTAAAGCCACTACCTTAACGATCACGAAGGGCGACAAGTCCTATACCAAGTGGAAGGTAGGCACGAGCGAAGCGGATAAGCACTACACATCTTGCCGGGTGCGCTGGACAAATAGCGCCGGGAAACTGATTGAGGGTATCGCAAAGGTCGAGGATTACAAAGCTGATTCAAAGACCAACCAACAGTTGGAGATCCAGGCGAAGGTGTCCAGTGTTGCCGAGGCAAATGCGCTTGCAGCAAAAATGCTGCGAATGCATAACAAATACCAAAAAACCGCCACATTCACCATGCCGGGTAATCCGGCGCTTGTAGCCGGCATTACGGTGCAGCTGGTTGGCTGGGGCGGTTGGAGTGGTAAGTATATCATTTCCGAGGCAAAACACACGATCAGCGGATCCTACACCACGCAGATCAAACTACGCAAAGTATTGGAGGGATATTGATGGATAGCGAACTGAGCCGCATTGTTCAAGTAGGCACCGTAACTGCTCTTGACACCGGCGCACATAAGGTGCGTGTCAAATTCCAGCATACCGGCCTAACATCTGACTGGCTTCCCGTGCTCAGGAACGCACCGTCAGTATCAAGCCAAACTGCCGGTAGTCATTCGCACACCGGATCTGTTTCAGTTGGATCAGCTGATGGGCACAGCCACAGCGCAACAGCTTCTATCGAAAACGCAGACGGACACGCCCATCCAATTTCGGTGGCGGCGTGGATGCCTGCTATTAACGATACTGTCCTTGTCGTGTATCTGCCTGTGTTCAACAGCGACGGCTTTGTGATTGGAGGTATTTAGAATGGCGAGTATAGGTTGCTTAGGCGACATCCCTTTCAAGGTATCTTCCAACACCGTGCAGACGATCACGAATGGTAAGTTGTCCGGATCTGCCAAGTATGCAACGCACCAGCGGCACGCCGGGGATGCGTTGACGGAGTTTGTTGGCAATAACCCGGACAAATTCACCTTTGATATGGTTCTGTCTGCCTTCCTCGGCGTGAACCCTATGCAGATGGTCGATAAGCTGAACAGCTATATGCGTGAGGGCAGAACCTTGCCGTTAGTGATCGGTGATAAAACCATTGGCAAGTACCGGTGGACGATCACGGGGATAAATACGAAGCTGCAGAACACAGACGGCTCCGGCAATATCATTGGCGTAACCGCATCGGTTACCTTGCAGGAATACCTGAGATCGTGAGGTGCGTATGAGTTATAAAATTTCCCCCAAAGACCTCGGTGCCCTGAAGCTGAACGAAACCGATTATGTGCGCTCTGCGTTGCAGAATGTGGCTATTGTTCTGAGTACTTGGCAGGGCACTGTGCCGCTTTACCGGGAGTTTGGTATTTCCTCTGCTGCGGTGCATAAGCCACTTCCTGTGGCGAAAGCAATGCTCCGGGCGGGGATCCGGGAAGCGGTCGAGAAATACGAACCCCGTGTAGAGGTCGTCGATGTTACTTTTTCAGAAGGCATTGACGGCCTTACTCCTACCGTGGAGGTGAATATCCTTGAGTAGAAATCCCGATTATCAATTTGTCAGCACGGACACCGACGCCCTTGTGGCAGAGCTGGTGTCCGGGTATGAAGAACTCACCAAAACCACAGTTCGCCCTGCAAGCCCGGAGAAACTGTTTATCCAGTGGGTTGCAAACATCATCCTCCAAGAGAGGGTGTGGAACAACTACACTGGCAATCAGAACATTCCGAGCCGCGCTTCCGGAAGCGACCTTGACAGTCTGGGCGAGCTTTTCTATGAAACGGTGCGCCCGGCCGCACAGCCTGCGGTGTGTACTGTTCGCTTTGAGATCTCCGAAGCGCAGAACACCGCAATCCTCATTCCCGCAGGTACGAGAGTTACAGACAACAGCGGCGAGATCGTGTGGCTGACAGAGCAGGATGTTTATATCAGCATTGGATCCACTTATGTTGATGTCCAGGTCCGGTGCGAAACCCCCGGCGTGATCGGCAACGGCTATGCCATAGGGCAGATCAACACGATCATTGACGTGTTCGATTACTACGCAAGCTGTTCCAACATCACCGTCAGCGACGACGGCGCCGATGAAGCTACCGACGAGGAATATTACGAGCTTATGCGCACAAGCATGGACGGATATTCCAGCGCCGGTGCTCGTGGTGCTTATGTCTATATCGCAAAGAAGGTCAGTACCGAGATCGCTGATGTGCTTCCCAACCGTCCGGCTCCCGGATATGTAAATATCTATGTGCTGATGGATGATGGCACATTGGCCACTGAGGAGGTCAAGAACGCCGTTGCGCAAGCGTGTAGCGACGAAACTGTGCGTCCTCTTACTGACTTTGTGGCTGTTGCTGATGCAGAGCAGGTACCGTACAACATTTCGCTGACCTACTACATCCAGCGTGGCACATCCAAGAGTGCAGTGGAGATCGAGGCGGATGTGCAGAAAGCTATCCAGGAATATGTTTCCTGGCAGTGTGCGAAATTTGGACGGGATATTGTTCCGGACAAACTTCGTGAGTACCTGTATGCTGCCGGCATTAAGCGCATTGTGCTGAATGAACCGGCATTTACCGTGCTTCGTGACGGTCTTGATAATACCGTGCCACAGGTAGCAGCTGTTGCGAACATCGATATTATCAACGGAGGTTATGAGGATGAGTAGCCATAAGTTATCTGCGAGTAATCTGCTGGCTTCGCTGCCGGTGGTTCTCCAAAAGGATGAAAACTTGGCTGCCATCGCTTCCTCTGTTGCAAATCTCCTTGCGAAACGCCGGGAGGAAATACGCAAGGTTGCGATATACTCCCGCATTGACGATCTTCCGGAAGATCTCTTGGATATCCTGGCTCACGACTTCAAGGTGGACTGGTACAACTACGACTTTCCTGTTGAAGCCAAGAGAGCTTTGCTGAAAAACTGCTGGAGTGTCCACCGCCGTCTTGGTACGAAAGGTGCGATTGCTGCAGCGTTATCGGACATCTATCCCGGATCCACCGTTGAGGAATGGTTTGAGTACGGCGGTGAGCCGTACTTCTTCCGGGTGGTCTTGGATGTTACCGATCAGTATATGGATATTTCGCAAGACGAGATCTTACGGGCAATCGACATTTACAAGTCGCTTCGCTCACAGATCGAAGAGGATGCGATTTATTACCGCAGCCGCAATACATTCCGGATCCGCCTAAACTGCGGTGCTGTGATCTACGGGGTGCGGCTATGTGGCACTTATCCGGTTGTCGCCACGCAAGGCGACACGGAGGAAAGCAGTCTTTCCGTAGAAACAGCCAGTGCCGGTACCGCCTATCGTGTCAAGATGTGCGGTACGGCGCTGGGAAGCATTATTTAGGAGGTGTGATCCTTATGCTTGCATCAGCAGCATTTAGCGATCTGCGCAGCTATATCAAACGCAGAATTGCCTTTGCAAAATACCACGCAGATGGGGTTGCAACAAAAACCGACCTCACCGATGTATCGATCCTGGCAGATGGTACTGTACGGGCACAGTTATCCATCATTCCGGGCGGTACGGTAACCGTAACCCGGGTAGAGCTTTACAACTCCAACGGAGATCTGTGGGCCTACCAAAATTGCAACATCACAATTTCCACGGGACAGACCGGCATTCTGTACTGGTTCGACTTCTCCGTGGTGGAAGAGGAGGGATAGTCGATGTACAATCCTACACTATGGCTTGACCATGTAACCAACCCCAGCAGTGTGTTCAAGATCGTTGATAACGGCGACGGAACCTTTACCATCACGCCTGCCGGAACTGTCATGCAGCAGGGTACGCCGCAGGACCAGGCCCACTTCAATAAGATCGAGGCTGGCATTTTGGATGCGCATACCGCAGCTGCGCTGATCCTTAACTTTGCCCGTCAGCACGAATGGGAGGTTGAGACTGGCTCTGTGAACCTTACCAATAGCCAGGCTTTCCCGTTCAACAGTTCCCAGACCTCGGTTGCTTTGAAAACACCCAAGGAAAGCGCAAACTACATTGTACTGACCGAGATCGTGAACACCAACGGAAACCCCGGCGAGATCATGGTTTCGGACAAACTGCTTAACGGCTTTAAGATTGCCTTCACCGGCTCTGCTACCGCCGTTACTGTAAACTACACCGTAATAGGAGGCTTCATGAGATGACTGTTATCGAGAAAAACCCCGGTCAGAAGATCCCTTATGAGATCTACGGCAATAAGATTTGCTTTGACGATGATCTGACCATCAATCTGGAAAAGCGGGAGGAAGATTGGGATGTACATATCGACGTCTGCCATGACGCAGACGGCCATCTTGTGATCGGCGCAGCAGCCGGCCGCA